ACAATACCCACCATGGGCCTCTCAAGGGGCTTATTCCACTTGGTAGAGTTCCCCGACATGCTGGCATAACTGGCAAAAGTCAATACGAAAGCATCCGCACGGTCTGGAGACGAACCACGATCTAAATTCCTCCGTGTCTTCTCTTTTGACTCGACTTTTAGCTTGTCTGAGTTGTAATCCTGCTGGACTGTCACCAATTCCTCAATTAACTTCTCATCATTCGGTATTACACAATCCCGTCTCTCAAACCACTCCCTGCACTTCCACCAAAGTTCACTTCTCAGGTTAAAATACTCTGATCCGACACTTGCAGCTTCAGAAACATTGATCCCACGTACATCCACACCCTTCTCAAGCAGACGATCCACCACCCCGGCACCGATCCCGATGGAATCTATCAAAACCTCACCAATCTCGTAACCACTTGTGGTCAAATTACTCATCTCAGACTCAATCCACCCAACAACCTGCATCGTATCAAACTTTTTCCTTATCAAAACCTCATCTCCCAGCACATGATTACCCTGACGGATACAAATGGCTGAAGAATCCATGCCACGTCGTGCCACATCCACTCCTAACGTAACTGGTCCTCCAGTGCACTTGACATCCCTTCCTACTGCTGACTCTACAGACTGCCTTGAAATAATCGTATCATCGTCTGCAACTGGAAAGTCGCCCAATACCCTCACACGGTAAGCATTACTTGCATCCCCGTATCTCAGCTTCATGTCCCTGACGTAATCCTCAGAAACCCTTGGAGAATCAACACACGAAACCTTGAGAGTTTTCCAATACCCGGAAAGTTTGTTATGAGTGTTGTAAAACATACCTGTACTACGTACAGGGTTTCCTAACAAAATTGTGCTGGCATTTTCTCCTGACATTGACCCTGATGCAGCCTCAAAAACACCCTCCGGCACCCCTGATGCTTCATCGGCTATCAAAAGCACCCATGATGAATGCACTCCAGCCAATGCCTCTGGAGTTTCGGCCCTGCTCACGGAAAAACTTATGAAGCTCTCGGCAGGTGCTTCCTTCAACCGTATTGTCTCCACCAATACCTCCAACTGATCCTTCAGGGCATCCGGCAACTCATTCACCCACCTCTTACACTCTGAGGCCAAGGCATTCTGCAACTGGTTAACCGTTGGTGCCGTAACAACACACTTCTGGGGGTACTTCGTAAGCAAATGCCAGATCATCAACCAAGATGCACACGAACTCTTACCCACTCCGTGCCCAGACCGAATTGAAATCCTACGTTCTCCTTCTCCTACCCACTTCAGTACCTGTGCCTGCCAAGGATCAGGTGTTATCTTCAGCACCTCCTCAACAAACAAAACAGGGTCCCTGCCATACCTCTCAAAAAACTCCTTAACCGTGTTCTCAAAACTCATCCCTCCCCCCTCAAATAATATAATTCAGGTTAATCAAAACTCTCCTCTTCTCATCAGTACAAGTTGCACCAAGATGTTTTATATCAGAAGAAAAAGCTAACAGCCTGTTTGCCTTACTTTCAATAATGGTCCCATCCTCCAACTTAGTGTATCCATTACAGTCGTTGATGTAAAAAATTGCTGTAGTCCACTGGTCTATCCTGTCAGTTGTGGGGGAGTTTTCATCTAAGTCTGAATGCAGTTTACTCTCAATGTGCCCTTCCGATTTTGTCATTAAATTGGCCCTTACCATGTGAATTGCCATAGGGTTAATCTTTGCAATAAGAGGAGAAAGATCACTTGACAAGCTGGAAACCCATGAATGATTGGTATAAATATTATGCCCAAAGTAAAACTGGTCGTTATTCTTGTTACTACCATCAGTAAATGGCACAAAATGCCAGCACATGTTTTGACTTAAAACTTTCTCCTGCAAGGAACTGAAAACAGAATCCTCTAAATAGTTATCAATTACCACTACCCCTCCTCTTCCTTGAGTATTTCTTCTTATTCTGATGCACCCTTGTGCCCCTGTTCAATATTCCACCCGTCCTATTTCGGGAGACTCTTCTTCTCACTTTCAACCTCAATAGTCTTGATCCTGTTGTCCTGATTTGCCATCAGAATCTTCAACTGCTCAATGTAAACCTTAGTCATATCCGTTGTCTTAACACTAACCTCCTGCCTCTCTCCAAACATCCTTGGATAATACTTCGTTGCCAGCCACTTCCTTGCATCTATTGACACCCTTGCAACATCACTCTCAACATCTCCACTCTCCAACCTGTCTATCATTCCCTCAATGCTCTGGGCATGATATACTGCCCTCCCCTGATGGGCCTCAATAAACCTCTCATGTAAATCCCCACTCCTTAAACGATCCCTCAACGTCTGTACTGCCATTCCCTTACCCTTGGCAAAACCACCCAAAGTCTCTCCCATCTCAATCTTACCGAAAAACTCCTCCCAAAACTCTGTGTCTCCAGCAGAAGGTACTGGAACCTTCCCACTTGAATTAAACTCCTCCTCCTTCTCCTTAACCTGTGAATTGGAACTTGCCTTCACCTTGGCATACTCCTCCTTGTTCCTTACACTCCTCTCCTTACGACTCTCCTTTGCCATACTTCCTCCTAAAAGGGTTTTTATGTAAATAAAGTTTTAAACCAAAAATTCACGATAGTAAATAAAAAAATTTTATTACAGTGAGTTGTGGGGGGATAGGGTACTCTCTGATCCAGCCCCCAACCCACCGACCCGGGGGGGCCAAAACGTTGGAAACTGCACGTTTGCAGGGGTTTCAGGGCCTGAGCATGCCAGTTTTACCCCCAGAAACGGTGCCAGCCCTTGCAAACACTGGGGTTCCGGGGGTTTAGCCCTACAAGTGCCGTACAGGACCAACCCGGTGCCATAATGCCAGACCTTGCCAGTTATGCCAGCATGCTTTCCCGTGCACGTGAGGCAAACGGACCGGGCACGTCGGCTGGTTTATTTCCAAACATTCCAGCCAAGACGAAAAGTACAGACTATTGGTTTAACCCAAAAACAAACCCAAACATTTTGCCCGGAATTTGTCCCGGAATTTATGCCAGCATTTTGCCCGTGAAATTGTCCCGGAAATATTGCCGGAAATTATGCTGGAAATTATGCCGGAAAAAGTGCCCGTAAATTTTGGGCATTTTGGAAGTAATATTTACTTAGATATATCTAACCCCTAAAGGGGTTATATATCTTAGTAATATATTACTAACAATCTTGCCCCGTTTTTGTGGTCCGGGTTTTTTTGGGCCTGTATTTTGTGGACCTAGTTATTGCCCCTTCAACAGTGCATTTTATGGGAAATGACAAAAACATAGACCCCCCGGTGTGAATGTATGCAGATTGAATACTTTTTAATACAGGCCGTTTTAAGCATTATCTGGAGCATTTCCCGGAATTTATGAAATATTGTGTTTTTTGGTCCGGCTTTTTCTCAAAATGGGACCAAATTGACCCGGAAATTATGGCAATTTTACTAGCAAATTTACTAGGCAAAACGGGGGCATTTTCAGAAGTGTATTTTTTTGGTCAAAAAAGTGAGTGAAAATAACAGTAAAAATGCACTTTTTTTTAACTTTTTTTCATTTTGTTAAACGTAGCATTTGCAACGGTTCCCGGGGTTTTGTATATACATATATATTTATGTTCATATTTTTAATGCTTTTTTTTCTTTACATAATGTATACATTTTGCTACCATTTCAAACGTGCCCCAATAACGTGGACACACGGCAGAACAGCCGAAAATACCGAACCCCAAAAAATGAGGGAAAAATGGAACAGACAAATTATAAAGAAGCAACCGTTAGTGAGTTAAGGAAAGTTTGCAGAAACTTAGACAACCCCCCCGCAAGTGGAGTGGCAATAAGTGGAGCAAACAAAGCTCAACTATTGGAATGGTTACAGGACCAAATACATACAGACCCGGTTGACGTTGTAAAGACAATAGACAAAGTTACACTGGACATAACTGACAAGCTCAAGACCCTCGAAGTAATTGAACCTACAGTAACAGTGGACCCGGTAACAGTGCCGGAACCCCCTCAGACAATCCCCCCGTCAATGATTAATGGCAATGCACTTGACCATGTATCAAACCTGCAGAGTGCACTACAACCCTTTTTAAGCACTGTACAGGCTGATGCAGTAATGGACGAGGCCCGTATTATTGAGCTGATTAAGGAACACCAGCCCAAGGCCCGTGAAATTGTCATTAAAAAGATTGATATGCCGGACGTCAATGTCGGTATTCAGCACTGCCAGTTTGAAAAGCTTTTAAAGAATGCAGTGGCACGGGTTCCAGTTATGCTTGTCGGACCAAGTGGCAGTGGTAAAACCCATAGTGCCGGACAATTAGCAAAAGCACTGGACCTAGAATATGAGGCCCTGAGTTGCAACCCTATGACAAGCAAAACTGACTTGCTGGGTTATAAAGATGCAAACGGGGTTTATCATGATACAGCACTTGTGAGGGCATTCCGTGACGGTAAAGTATTAATGCTTGACGAGATAGATGCAAGCAATGCATCAGTCTTGACGGCCCTTAATATGGCAACGTCAAACGGGCAAATGGCAACCCCTATCGGCATGATTGACAAGCATGATAATTTTGTGCTGGTAGCCGGGGCCAATACTTGGGGCAATGGTGCCACTCCTGACTTTGTTGGACGTAACAAGTTAGACCTAGCAACAAAAAAACGATTCTTTATGCTGGCATGGGATTATGACGAGAGCATCGAAGAGCAAATTGCCGATGCAAAAACAGCCGAAGAGCTGGCAATAGTTTGCGAGCTTCAAAAGTACCGTGCAAAAGCTCGAAAGCTCGAGCTGAGAGTATCAATCACACCACGTGACAGTATGTATGGTGTGAGGCTTTTAAGGGCTGGCATGTCATTAGACGAGATTTTACAAGGGCTGGTTTTTGCGGACCTTGACGAAGCAACGTCTAGCAAGATTAAGGGGGCATAATGGCTGATAATATCGTTAAAAAA